ACGTATGTCCTGTCGAGGAAAGCCCGCTTTTTGTAGTACTTGCGATTTATCTCGTCGGTCAATAACTCAGCCAGGGGATTCACACAAAACGTCAGGAAGTTTCCAACCGCCTTGTCGGTGTCCGCTACTGTCCCCTTCAGCAGCTGCGGCGGCACCTGAAAAGCTATTGCCACGAAGTCAAATATGTCGTCGATGAAGGAGCGGATCTCCTTGTTGTCCGCCCCGCCTTTTACGCCGATGTTGCTGGAGAGCTCTTCGTATTCAAGATTATTTGGCAGGGGCAATACCGCTCCGTTTTCTGCCTCAAAGAACCGCTTGAATTTGTTCTTAAAAAGATCCTCCAGCTGTTTTTGCGCTTCCTCTGTCTGCGGATAATTCGTAGGAATCTTCATCTTGCCCCGCCTGGAGTTGTTGCGTTTATAATTCTGTTGGCTGGCTTCTATCAGCTTTGAATATGATCTGTAGAGGCCGTCTATGACGTTCTTTATTTCCTCGTTGTGCAGTTCAAGGTGAAATACTTCAGATTCAACAAAACTCTTGTTTAGCTGAAAATCATCAATTACGACATCCGTGTAAATGTATTCCTGGAAGGCAAATTTCCTCACATTGAAACTGTCGGCAACATAGAAATGCCCGTCCTGCTGCACAATAAGGCACTCGTTATCGTAAACAAGATGATGTATGACATCCCGCCAGAATTTACTGGCGCTCTTGTTCGGGTTCGGCTCTACGTTGAAAAGATAGTAGTTGTCTTTCCTGACTTCCTTGCCCTTCTCGAATGTCTGAAATTCGCTGCGTGCCACAGCGTTAGATATGAGGTTGATACATGCCTGAACAGCCAATTCTTTAAAAAATATCTCGCTGGTGAGCTCTCCTATAAATATATCAAGCGTTACTGATTGCGTGCCGTTTTTGAAAAGGCTTATAAACCAGTCTTTTATTGTCACCCGCTCACCTCCTTAGTAGGTATAAACATCCAGGCTCATCACATCATTAAGCGGCTCTTCCAGTTCGCTGTCTTTGCTCAGGGCATGTATCAAAGCAAAAAACCCGTCTGTTTTACGGGTCTTTGGTTCGATCTTCAGGTATGTTGTGTTGCCCTTCTTATCCACTTCGATGCAAGTGTTGTTCGTGTACCAGCGCATTGTCGGGTTGTCTCCGAACACCAGAGTTTCTTCGGCAAAACTTTGCTCTACCAAAGGGGCCACTTTGGCATGAGTAATCGGCCCGCTGCGGACAGCTTCCAGCGGCAAACCAACCTTTTGAAATTCTGCTTCGAGCAGGGACTTACGATATTCGTCACAGTAAATATTTTTAATGTGATACTTTCTGGCCTGCTCTAAAAACCAGCCAGCAATATCTGCAGCACTGATATTGTCCCGATAGATTATTGTTATCAAACCTCGCTCTACCATCTCCTGCACCGGGAACTTGATCGGCCTGCTCTCTACTTTTAGGGCCAGGTGGCAGACGAAGGTGTGTTCAATCCAGTACCGCTTGCCCCGGTATTTGAATAACAACCCGCAACTGGCAAAGTCAGTCGTCCGGGCATAGTCCAGAGCGCCCAGGCATTGCAGCCCCTGAAGTTCGCCATAAGGTATCAGCTGATTCGTGGCCAGTACCTTCTCCCAGGGCGCAACCACGATGAAATTGTCCTGTGCCGGCAGATTCATCCTTTTGGTCATAAAGTCAATAGCCAGGTGCGGCAGGTACTTCATCTTAACGAAGACTTTTTTCATTTCCTTTTGCAATTCCGGAAAATAATTATATGACGGATTTGCCTTAGGCCAGTTGGCCGGATCTTCGGCCTCCTCTTTGCTGTCGAGTTTATATATGAGTGGCAAAAAGCCGATGTCTTTTATTTCACCGGAGAGTACCTGTTTAGATAAATCGAGCAGCTCGTCCAGCACGCCGCCGCGAACATAACCGTTTGTGGTAATGTAAAAGGTCCGGCTGTGCTTCCGCTTACCAAAACCAGACGTGAAAACCTTAATCATATCCCAGTTTTCATATTCGTGAACCTCGTCAAAAATTAAGCAGCCGGTCCGCTTGCTATCCTTGGTCTTTGCGTTACTGGTGTTAAATTTAATATATGAGTTGGTCCGTAAGTTGACTATTATCTGCTTTGACTTGTAGAAGAACTTTTTCAGCTTCTGCCAGTAATTTTCCAGGACGTTATAAATATCCTCAAAAGACGTTTTCGCCTGGTCCTCAGCATTGGCGATGATATCCACGTTATAACCTTTGATGCCATGGTAGTGAGTAGTTAAATACCATGCTACAGGAGAAATAAAACCGTTCTTGCCGTTGCCCCGGCCCATCATTATAAAGATTTCGTCAAATACCACCATATCGGTAGATTTGTAATAGCAATGAATCAGGGCTATAACGAAAAGCTCCCAGTCCAGGAGCTTGAATTCAAAATACCGCTCTATAAGCTCAACAGCCTTATCGATCATGTCGCCTTTAATAATCGCATCAGGATCATCTAACTTTTTCTCGATGTAATCCATGGCCTGCTTAAGTTCCTTACAGGCCGGAATGGCACCGGATCGAACGCCGTCGATGTAGCTGTCAATGTAAGGGTGATAGTCCTTTCGCCTCTTCTGCATTTACATCGTCACCACCTCCAATCACATTTCGTCATCATCAAACATCTCCTCATGAGTAGAGGGTTTAATATTTAAGAACGCAAGGATCTTCAACATCTGCTGGTTTACCTTGACGGCCTGGTCTATGCTGTCGTTCTTCTTCCGACCATAAGAAGTCTCTGAATTCCTCCACTCCGTGTATGGGTTCTTTTTGCCGTCCTTGATTAGCTTATTCTTAATTTCATACAGAGACATGTAATCGTGAATTAGGTCAAGGTAATGTTGGCCGTAAATTCCCTGGCGTTCTAACTGGTCAATAAGGTCCTGCTTAATTTGTGATTTTTTTGGTTTCTTGGTGTCGGCCAATTTTTACCCCCCTCATGTGGGTTTTTCCAAAAAATCTGTTTTGGGAGTTACCCCGCCCGGTCCCTGGCTTTCTGAGGGATTTTCGATTTTTGAAGTGGGGGGGGGGGATTACAAACAACAACTCAGGATTTCGCCCAAGCGCTCATTCGAATTGTCTTGTTTTAAGGAATTACAATATCTATGAGCCAACTGAACATTGTCCCACGTATGTGTCCCACCCCTACTAATGGGAATTGTATGATCTATTGATGGATACTTGTCTCCAGCAATAAAATTACCGTTAGTGTCTTGCTGATAATCTCCAGTATCTATTGGTTTTCCGCATAGCTGGCATATACCCGCATCTCTCTTAATGAGCTTGTCTAGGTTAATGCTGTAATCTGCTTTACCATTCTTCCTAAGTCTTTCATCTTTTGATATTGCCCACATTCTGCGATTGCGTCTTTTCCTGCACTTCTTACCACAAAAAAGATTGCCGTTGTGATATGTTTTGAATTCTTTTCCGCATTCCAGGCATCTTTTAATAATTACCTGTTCTATGCCGTGCGCCTTATTGTAACATTCTTCACTACACCATTTTTGGTTGCCGCTTCGTCTTAGAAATACCTTGCCACATTCTTTACATGCCCCTTCTCCAAACTCCGCTTTCTTTCTTGGTTTCTTGGGTTTGTTAATCCTTTTAAGTCTTTCTCGCTCAATACAATTATCACATTGCAGTTTTTTGTTTCTTGACGGTTTCACGCACTGAGCGTTTTTAACCATTACAGCCCCACATTTTTTACACTTACACCTAAAGGCGCTCTCCCTATTTTTGAATCCAGAATGGTAAGAGAAACCTGGAAACTTTTCCTCAAAATCATTTATAAATTTTTGTAACCTTTCCTCGTATTTTTGCTTTTCCATAACGCACTCTCCTTGTGCTCTCCATATAAAAAAGCATGAAAAAAGAGCGGTGGAGTTCCGCTCTTATCGGGCTGCAGACCCTATTTTCCATGCTAATTTTTACCATCTCTCCTCCGTGATTCGTTCCCGTCTTTCCACTTCGATACGTTTCAACTTCTCCGGATGCTCGATGTTATGGCAAGCACCGCATAAACTTTCAAGAT